CGATAAAGGCGATACAGGAGACACGGGTCCTCAAGGAGCAACGGGAACTGGCATAGAAATATTAGGATCATATGCAACACTTGCAGCTTTACAAGCAGCACATCCAACAGGAAGTGCTGGAGATGGTTATTTAATTTCAGGTGATTTGCATGTTTGGGATTCAGTAAATAGCGAGTGGGATAACGTTGGAAGTATTCAAGGCCCACAAGGTTTAACTGGTGCAACAGGACCACAAGGCCCACAAGGACCGCAAGGAATTCAAGGAATTCAAGGTGTTAAAGGTGATACTGGAGACACAGGAGCAACTGGTGCAACAGGACCACAAGGCCCACAAGGTTTAACTGGTGCACAAGGACCAGTAGGACCGCAAGGAAATATAGGTTTAACTGGTGCACAAGGACCTCAAGCAACATTTTCTATTACATCAGAAACAGCACCCTCTAATCCAGTTGCGGGTCAAGCATGGTTTAATTCTTTAAACGGTAAGAGTTATATCTATTATGATTCTTATTGGGTTGAAGTTGGATCATCTTTATCTGGTCCCGCTGGTGCAACAGGGCCTCAAGGACCAGCAGGTCCACAAGGACCACAGGGTGTTTCAATAAATCTTAAATCATCTGCGTTAACATCTGCAGCATTGCCTTCAACGGGAAATACTGTTAACGATGCAAGAATTGTAGAAGCAGACGGAGATCTTTATATATGGGATGGCACATCTTGGACTTCAGCAGGACAAATTGTAGGACCGCAGGGCCCACAAGGCCCACAGGGACCACAAGGTGCGGCGGGATCAAAAGCAACATTCTCAGTAGTAGCATCAACACCTCCTTCAAATCCAGTAGAAGGACAAGCTTGGTATAACTCAGATGATGGACTTACCTACATTTATTATGATTCATCATGGATTGAATTTGGAAATTCTCAAGCAGGTCCACAAGGTGCAACAGGGCCTCAAGGCATACAAGGACCAGCAGGTCCAAGTGGCTACACCCCAACTGGATGGACAGAAATAATTACTAATCAAGCAGTAACATCTGGGACTACAGTTACGCTGTCTGGACTTGGATCATACAATAGACTTAAAATAATTTGGTTTAGACAAGAAGTTAGCGGTGGAACACTTGCCGCACCTTCTGATCCAAATAATCACCTTCTAGTAGCATCTGTAAATGGCGGAGGAGCGGCAAATAGTAAATTTGGATACGGATTGTTAGACTTCATTGGTTATTCACAGAGCTCATTTTATGGAACTGGCGCAACAGGCGGAACTGGATTATCTGGATATGAAGCGCAATCTTACGGAGCAAATAACGGAGACCCAGGACTATTTATAGTTCCTTCAGGTCCTTCGGGAGGGTACATAGAAATTTTTGATAATTTATCTGCTACTGCAAAATCATATAACTTAGTAGCACAAGGAAGATCATCTATTGGCAGCGGGGCTTATCCAAAAACTAGAAATGTAACTGGGATATGGAATAACACAGGACCAATTAACTCAATTACATTTGAACTGCTTTATGGAAGCGCAGGAGCATTTGGTAGAGTTATTGGCGGATCGCTTCAACTGTCAACATACTTTACTGTATTAGGGAGTACATTATGACAAATATAACAGAGATTAATATTTCTACTGGAGAAGTTATTGAAAGAGAGTATACTCAAGAAGAGCTAGATAAAAGAGCAGAACTTGAATCTAATCCTCCGCAAAAAGTTATTGACATGAGAGCTCAAGATCAATTTTTAGAAAATCAAGAATCTGTTGCTTTAAGAGAATCTGCTATTATTAAACTACAGTCTTTGGGGTTAACTGAAGATGAAGCTAAAGCAATAGTAGGGTTATAGGAGAATAACATGCCAATAGACTTCCCAAATTCCCCCACATTGAATCAAGTATTTACTGTAGGAACAAACTCATGGACATGGAATGGTACTACATGGAATGTTGTTAGAACAGGCGTAACGGGTCCAACAGGCCCACAAGGACCGCAAGGAATTCAAGGCTTAACAGGACCAGCAGGGGCAAGCGGAGGTATAACGTTATCTGTAACTAATTCTGGATCTGGCGCATATGTTATTAACGGATCAAACAATCCAACATTATCTTTTATAAGAGGCCATCGTTATGTAATTAACGTAAATGCATCAGGTCATCCATTTTGGATTCAAACAGTTCCTGGGGCGTACAGCTCTGGAAATGTTTATAGCTCTGGAGTAACAAATAATGGAGAAGATGTAGGAACTATTATATTTGAAGTTCCTTTTAATGCACCCGCTCTTTATTATGCGTGTGAATATCATTCATCAATGGCAGGAGCAATTACTGTTTCTGATTTAGGTCCTCAAGGCCTGCAAGGCATACAAGGTATACAAGGTCCACAAGGTATTCAAGGGATTCAAGGTGAAACAGGGCCAGCAGGATCAGGAGGCGGAGTTTGGTCTTATATAGGACAAGTTAGTTCAACTGGAGGATCAACAGTTTCTTTTTCTAATTTAAATGGAGCTTACAAAGAATTATTTTTAACATTTTCAGGAGTGTATCACACAACATCAAATAGGCCACTGTTTAAATTAAATAATAGTACAAACTTTTCTGATTATGATTTTCAAATAAGTAGAACCTATGGAGGAACCGCATACAATGGTCTTTCGGTAACAACAACACTTTGTATACCAACATTTTTAGCATATTTTAATGGACATACTTATGGTTCAGGATCTTTGCGTATTACAAATGCAAACAGTACTGGAAGCAAAGGAGTATTCCTTTCACACACTGGAATTCTTTGTGGAGAAGTAACAAGCACTATTGTTTATGATCAGTTTGAAACTGTAGGTGGATCCTACAATGCAAGCTCTGCAATAAATTCTATTAATATAAGTACAGGCGGGGGAACTTGGGGCGGCGGAACATGGAAACTATGGGGAGCATCATAATGAACGAAGTAAATGAATTAAATGTAGAAACAAAAGAAGTTGTATATCGAGAATATACGGCTGAAGAATTACTACAAAGAAATGCTGAAATAAATGCTATAATAGAACAAGACTCTACAAGTGCACCTGTTGATCCAATTAAATCTTCTGCATTACTTAAATTAATGTCTTTAGGATTAACTGAATCTGAAGCTAGAGCAATAGCAGGGGCTTAGGAGATATAAAATGGCAATAGATTTTCCAAATAGTCCAACGTTAAATCAACAGTTTACCGCTGGAGGAAACACATGGATTTGGGATGGAACTGCCTGGACCCTGCAAAGAATATCAACTGGTGCTCAAGGCCCACAGGGAGAACAAGGCCCACAAGGAATTCAAGGTATTCAAGGCCCACAAGGAACATCTATAAATGTAAAGGCTTCTGTTGCAACAGTAGGATCACTTCCATCTACTGGCAATAGCGCCAACGATGCAAGAATAGTAGATTCTGATGGAGACCTGTATATATGGGGAGGCACATCTTGGACCTCTGCTGGACAGATAGTTGGCCCACAAGGCCCACAAGGCTTACAAGGCCTACAGGGGCTACAAGGTGTCAAAGGTGATACTGGTGATACGGGCGCACAGGGTTTACAAGGCCCACAAGGCCCACAAGGCCCACAAGGCCCACAAGGACTTCAAGGAATACAAGGACCACAAGGTCCTGAAGCAGTTATTGCAGACGGGTCAATTACAAATGCCAAGCTTGCAAATTCATCTATTACAGTAAATGGGTCCGCCGTCTCTCTTGGGGGCTCTGTAACCGTTGCCTCAACAGCATATTCCAATGGAATGGTTGCGGTCTCAAATAAAATATTTTATAACTCATCTGGTACAAATCCTACAGCAAATGCTGCAGGCGATATATTTATACACCATGAGGCTTAAATATGACAAACAAAGTATTCAGCGGAGACTGGAAAGAATATAAAAATTTAAGAATATATAACGGTTCTGCATGGAAAGATGCTGCAAAAGGCTGGTTGTGGAATGGATCTTCTTGGAAACAATTTTATCCAGAATACCCTGTAAATCTTACAGCACCAACTATTTCTGGAAGCTCTACTCAAGGAAATGTTTTAACCGTAACAGACGGAACATGGAAAGGCTTTCAGAATAACGATAAGGCTTTTACATATACATCTACAGCATATCAATGGCTAAGAAATGGATCTAATATTTCTGGAGCCACTGGAAATCAATATTTAACAGTTGTAGCAGATGTAGGAACAGCAATATCTTGTAGAGTTACTGTATCAAACGGTAGAGGCCCAACTCCATCAACAACTAGCAATTCTATTACAATACAATCAGCGCTACCTGGAGCACCTAGTAATTTATCGGTAATAAGCTCTACCGTCACCCCTGGCGTATTTGCAGTTAGCTCTTCTTCTGCTGCAGTTGTTCCTACAATAACAATGGGTAGCAATACAAACGTTACTTCTTCTTCTGCTACAATTAATTGGACATCAACCAACCAATCTTCTTGGCAAGTTTCTGGTTCCTTTAGCGCATCAGGAACATCAGAAACATCTTACACTGCATCAACATCTGCATCAAGTAACTATAGTGGAACAGTTACCGTTAAGGGTGCAGGAACTACCACCGCACAAGGAAGCTGGACATTGCCTACAAATTTTTCATACTACACGTACAGTACAAATGTAGGATCTCTTTCAGCAGATTCAGCAAATAGAACATTTACTTTAACTGCAAGTAGCGGAGCTTCTTATACTGTTAACGTAACTGCTTGGAATTCAAGTGGAAGAGCAACAATAAGTTGGACAGCAGGAAGCAATGCAACATCTTATGATATTTATATAAATGGCTCTTTGTATCAACAAGGTTATACTGGCACTTCTTTAGATTATAACTGGGGATCAACAGGAAATTTAACCGTAAATGTAAGGTCTAGAAATTCACAAGGTGCGGAGGCAACGGGAGCTACCGCAAGTGGAACAATTAATCAGGCAGGACTAACTGCTCAAACATCAGGCACTATCAATTCTGGCAACACAGCTTCTGGTAGTTACAGTGTTTCTACTCCAGCCGCTGCGGTTATTCCAACATTTACATCAGCTGCAACAGTTTCAAGCATTACAAGCACAGGAGGGCAATTAAGCTGGGCTTCTACAAACCAGAGTTCATATTCTATTTCTGCTCCAGGTACATCACTTGACGGGGCATCAGGATTTACTGCAACCTCAAGACTTTTTACTGGAGCAACAGCAGGAACAACTTATTCCTACACAGTTACTATTACTTCTTCAACGGGACATACAGCAACTTCAAGCGGCAGCTACACTACTACTGGAGGGACGTCCGTCCCAGGCACACCAACTGGAGCAACTGTTACTGGAAGCGGATATGTATCTTGGGGAGCAAGTACTGGATCTGTTGCCACATATGAAATAGAATTTTACACAGCAACAAACTCATCGGGTGCAGGAGCAGCAGGTCCTTACTACATATTATCGATACCTGGAGGACAAACATATTATCAGCTTACTTCATCAGATGGATATGCTTCTCCAAATAACTATGTAAGAATTAGAGTAAGGTCAAGAAATAGCAACGGAGTTTCCACGTATGGTACATGGGATCCAAGCGCTACGACATATGTATAGGACAAATAATGATAAGCAATGAAGAAAAAATAAAAATTATTATTAATAAATTAAATAATATTCAAGGACAAATTGATTCTTACATTAGTCATGCAGATTTATTTAAAGACAAGTATTCTTTAGATGAAGTACTTCCAGATTGTAATGCCAGTAAATCAGCATTATTAGAGGAACTACAAAGTCTAGGAGGGGTTTGGCCTTAACCCTGGGAATAATTAAGGTTAAATGATATAATAAATATAACAGGAGGAAAAAATGACAACATATACACAGCTAACAGATGACGAAAAAGCTCAAATTAAAATTGCAGCTAAACGCAATTTAGAGTATCAGATGTATTCGCTAGAGGTAGATATTATAGTAGAAAATGCAAAGCTTGCGCCAGACGCAGATAGAGTTGCAGACCTACAAGCAAAAATTACCGAAAAGCAAACACAAATAGCAGCAATTTAATTAGATAGGAGGAAGGAATGTCATATAAAAATACAGTTCTAAATGACTTTCCAAACTCATTCTATTTACTTGATGAAGTTCAGTCTGGGTCAATTGATGATTATGTAGCACTACTATCTCAATACCCTACTTATCAGGCTTTGCTTGATAGTGGATTGACATATGCAGATATAAATGGAATGCCAGTTTATGACTACTCAGGAAGCCTTAATAACGGCTTTGCATCTAATGCATCCATAAAACAATTAATGCCATTAGTATCGGGCGGGATTAGAGGAACAGAAGTATCTAGTCTTACAGAAATATACTATGAGCCAAAAGGTATAGCAACTAAATACTATAAAGATAATTCATTCTCTATAGAGGCATGGTGTGCATTACCTGCAAACAATGTAAGCGCAACTATTGTTGGAGATCCTTCAATTAATACGGGTATATTCTATGAAAATGGAAATATCATATTTAAGGTTGGTACAAATAAAGTAGAGCATACTGTATCAAATGCTCAAGCAATACACGTTGTAGGTATATTTCAAAGCAACCTATTATCTCTATATGTAAACGGATCTATTGTAGATACCTTGTCTTTGACTTCATATCAATTCTCTAACGAGCTGGCTACATTTAAAACTGGTCCATGCACAGGCAGACTTGTAATAGATTCAGTAGCATTTTATAGATATGCATTATCAAATACGCAGATACTAAATCATTACAATGAAGGAATTAAAGAAGTAAATATATCTCAAATTGTATCAATAGATGCAGGATACTTGTTTAGCATGAATACCGAATCTATGCAGCGTAGATTTTCATATACCTACCCAGTATCAAAATTGTGGGAAGAATTAAATATAAGTGCAGAGTATTTATCAAGCGATCAATCTTATGTATATATACCAGAATCAACGGGAGCTAAATCTTTCTCATTTACCGATCATTTTATTGTTCCAAATTATTTAGGAATTACAACTTCACAGATACACTGGGAAAATGACGTAAAGGGTATTTTGGTAGAAGCAAGTATAAATAATGTCACATGGCAAACATGTGTAAATGGATCACCACTACCTTATTTTAATAAAAACGATAATCAAGTTTCAGACATTCTTTATTTAAGAGTAACGTTGTCATCAGACGACTCTTCTAGATATCTTCCTATTTTAACTTCTTTAGATATTGCATTCTATAATTCAAAGAATTTCTACAGCGACAACTCTGGATATTATGCATCTTCCTCTTATGATTATGCATTGCCTAAAGTAAATAGCAAAACCTTGTCTTACAATCGAAACAACGGTTTAATTATGTATAATGGCCACGGATTTTCTTTAAACAGCATCCCAAGCGTTAGATCTGTTGAGCTTATATTTACCCCCCAGTATAATCAAAATGTTCTAGTTTCTGGGGCATCTCAAATATATGAGTGGAACTCGGCAGGAGCCATTACAAAGACTGGAATATCTTCAATATATGTAAATGGTATAAATAGGACATCTGAGACAAATGTCTGGGACTTCCTTTCAGTCAATAACCCGCATCATATTGTGATCAATTTTACGGCGGCGGCTACAAGTATTAAATTTAATCAGAACCAGAATGACTCTAAGTCAGGGCTAGGCCATATGTATAATAATGTGGCTATATACGAAAACGCCCTATCTGTAAATAGTATATTAAACCATCACTTGCTATATACAGGAAATACAATTAATCTAATATCGGATACATCTTTCAGCATTTCAGAGTCATCTCTCGGTGACAGTTCTACTCCTTTTTTCATCACAGTGGTAGAGCCAGAGTCAGTAAGTATTTAATTTTGTCCATCCAGCGTACAATCTCTGGACTTTAACACAGAATAATGGTATGATTTATGTCTATGGATATGAATAACCCTAAGTACAACGTACTTGAAGAAGAAAGCACACTAGGAATCTACGTCTGGGAAATGCCAGATGGCAGATGGATTGGGGATGACGATGGGAACTTTCTTTCAGTCACGTCCAAAAAAGGAAATAGATCCAGAATCGATGCTTTGGCTAGAGAAGTTCGCTCATTTGGTATATATGAGGGCGGGCCTAAATTTCTTTCAGCAAGACGCAAAATTACAGACGAAGAATTTCAAGAGCAAGAATCAAGACTTAAATGGGGACTAGTTCCAGACCCTCTGGACATTGGAAACTATAAAGACGAAATGAAAAAGTTGGGTGGACTAAGATGACCGTAGAATTTCTTAATGAAGATAACTCAGAGAATATTGTAGATATATCTAATACAGCAGATTGGTTCTCATTTAAAAAAGATGAGAAAAGCTCAAATGATCCATTCTCAATGGGACTTGAAGATTTAAAAAAGGTAAGAGGACTAGGTTCCGCATTTAAGCGTAGAATAAATAGAGAGTTCTCAAAAGCATTTACAGGCGTTGAAGAAACAGGCACACAGCAAAATCTACTTGCACAAGCAATTAGTGGATATGCTATGTTTGACCTCATAGAGCCACCATACAATTTAGAATACCTATCAAAGGTATATGAAATTTCAACATACAACTATGCAGCAATTAATGCAAAAGTGGCAAACATTGTCGGCCTAGGCTATGACTTTGTAGAGACAAAGAAAACAAATGATGCGTTTGATTCAATCACAGATGACAAGCAGCTTGAAAGAGCCCGTAGAAAACTTAACAAATTGCGTCAAGATCTACACGCCTGGCTAGATTCAACAAACGATGAAGACACATTTACACAGACATTGATCAAGGTATACACAGACTTAGAAGCAACAGGTAATGGATATATCGAAGTTGGCAGAACAGTTGGCGGAAACATTGGATACATTGGGCATATCCCAGCAAAGACAATGCGTGTTCGTAGACTAAGAGATGGGTTTGTTCAACTACTTTATGGCAAGGCTGTGTTCTTTAATAACTTCGGAGATACACAAACAGAGAATCCAATTGCAGGACAAGAAGACCGTCCAAACGAAATTATTCATTTAAAGAAGTATACCCCGATGAACAACTATTACGGAACCCCAGATATTGTTGCAGCTCAGGTTGCACTTGCGGGTAACGAGTTGTCTGGAAGATATAACCTAGATTACTTTGAGAACAAAGCAGTCCCACGATATATTATTACTGTTAAGGGAGCAAAGCTTTCTCCAGAGTCAGAGCGTAAATTACTTGAGTTTTTCCAGGTCGGATTAAAGGGTAAGAACCATAGATCGCTTTATGTTCCCCTACCAGCCGACAGCGCAGACTCAAAGGTTGAATTTAAAATGGAACCAATTGAGGCGGGTAATCAAGAAGGCTCATTTGAGAAATACCGTAAATCAAATAGAGACGAAATCCTATTGGCCCATAGAGTCCCAATTAATAAAATCGGAACTCCAGAAGGAGTTAATTTAGCGGTAGCAAGAGATGCCGATAAAACATTTAAAGAGCAAGTATGCAGACCAGCTCAAATGATTTTAGAGAAAAAGATTAATCTAATATTTGATGAAAAAACAGATGCCCTATCTCTTAAATTTAATGAATTAACTCTAACCGACGAAGACACCCAGTCTAAAATCGATGAAAGATATTTAAGAATGCAGGTAATTAGATATATCTGGAGAAGGCAGAAATGCAAAAGGCGACGGAAGTCAGGTTGACTAAGTCTACTCAACTGTTATTTGCTTTATATTGTATAACACTATAAAATTAAGCATATGAACATTGAAAAGTCTTTGTGGACTAGCCATGGAAATGATATTGTTTTATCGGTTCCTTTTACTAAAGTTAACCGTGAAAAGAGAACGGTATCTGGATTTGCTACGCTTGATAACGTAGATCAAACAGGAGATGTTGTAACCGCAGAGGCAAGCCTAAAGGCATTTGAAAGCTTCAGAGGTAACATCCGTGAGATGCATGGATCAAACGCAGTTGGCAAAATGGTTTCCTTTAAGCCAGAAACTTTTTATGACCCAAAGTCAAAAGAATTTTATAACGGAGTTTATGTAGACGCATACATTTCAAAGGGCGCTCAGGACACCTGGGAAAAGATTTTAGACGGAACATTGCAAGGATTTTCAATCGGCGGAAAGATTTCAGAATCAGATAACGAAGTTAATAAGGCTACAGGTAAATCTGTTCGCTTTATCAAGGGATACGATCTAATCGAACTTTCAGTTGTTGATTCACCAGCAAATGAATTATGCAACATTCTTTCTATACAGAAAGTAAACGGACAACTTATAGCAAAAGGTATTGCTGTTGGAGTTGTAACCGAAAATATATTTTACTGTGAAGACAGTGATTCTGTTTTTATCTCAACAGATAAAACATATGACTCGCCAGTATCTGGCAAGCCAACAACACTAATTGGTTGGGTTGAGAGTTCAGATGTTAACAAAGCAAAAGAGATAGATAAGATTCTTGATGCACATAAGCAATCAAGATTTACGTTGCCTGAAACACAAAAAATTGCAAAACAGGCAAACGCAGAAGGAGGTAATGAAATGTCAGAAAACACAGAAAACGTAGGACGTTCCTGCCGAAACTCTGGAAAAAGCAGCCGAAGTATCAGAAGATAAGGTTGATGAACCTGATTTTGCGAAGATGTTAGGCGATCTAAAAGGCTTTTTCTCAGAAACTCTAGGTAAAGCATCAGAAGCAAATGCATCACAGGTTACAGCAATTAAAGAAACTGTTGAAACCTTTAGCAAGAGCGTAGATGTTCGCATCTCAGAGTTGGCAGAACAACACACAGCACTTTCAAGCGCTGTAAATGATATCAAGAACACGATTGATAGTGTACAAAAGCGTGTCGATGCAGTAGAATCCGAGACTGCAATTAAGAAGTCTTCTGATCTTGGCCGATCAGAGGAAGTAACAATCAAAAAATCAAAGTGGAACGGTTCTTTCCTCGGTTCCGTGAATGAAATATTTAACTAAGGTAGGTATAAAATAAATGAGCAATGAAACATTAGAAAAAGCAATTGCAGCTGGCACAACTGCCACTGGCACATTCGCTTCAACAACTGGGGGCACAGGAGTACACAGAGCTAGCGAAGCTGGCAATGGTGGTCTTCTTAACCCAGAACAGTCTGCTCGATTCCTTGACTATATGTTCGACGCAACCGTAATTGGTAAGGTCGCACGTACAGTACGTATGAAGTCAGACACAGCCGAGATTGATCGTATGTCCGTTGGTGAGAAGCTTATGAAGCTTGCAACCGAAGGTGACGACACAGCAGCAAATAACGCTGTTACTTTCTCAAAAATTTCTCTAACAACAAAGAAACTACGCATGGACTGGGAGCTCTCAACAGAGTCACTAGAAGATAACATCGAAGGTGCAGATCTTGAAGATCACATTGCACGTTTGATGGCGACACAAGCAGGTAATGACATTGAAGATGTAATCCTCAATGGAAATACAGCTCTAACCACAGATGCACTATACAAGTCATTTGATGGTGTTGTAAAGAAGGCAAAGGCATCAGGTCGTGTCGTAGACGCAGCTGGAGCCGCAGTATCTCGTGAAGTATTCAACAAGGCGCTTAAGGCTATGCCACGTAAGTACAAGCAACGTCGTGGAGACCTTCGCTTCCTTGCTGGATCAAACTTGATTCAGGATTTCCTATATGCTAACAGCATTGGAACAAACCAGACTATCCCACAGGACATCGCATCAAGCGTAATCCGTGGCGGAGTCGCACCTCTAGGTGGACCAGCAGGATATGTGGCACCATTCGCATTCGGTATTCCGATTGTTGAAGTACCACTTCTTAATGAGACACAAACTGGAGATTACACAACTCCAACAGGATCACACGGAGATATCCACTTGTCATTCCCAAATAACGTAGTTATTGGTGTCAAGCGTGATGTAACTGTTTACCGATTCTTCTGGCCACGTAAGGACTCAATTGAGTACACAATGTATACTCGTGTTGGCGTCCAGATCGAGCAGGCAGATGCTTGGGTAGTCGTAAAGAACGTTAAGGTTGCTTCTTAATTAATTAAGAATTAACCCCCGAAAGGCCCCCAATTAATTTTGGGGGCTTTTCATTTTAATTTAACAATGCTATAATTAAAGAACCTAACAAAGGAGATAATATGTCATTTGAGACATTGAAAGTAGCAGAACTCAGAAAAATTGCAGAGGACTTTGCAGTTGACACTGATGGAATTAAGAGTAAGGCAGATATCGTTGCCGCCCTTGCAGAAGAGGGAGTCACATGGTCTGTGTATCAAAAGACTGTTAAGGATATTGAAGAGGCAGCAGAAGAGTTTGCCGATACAGAAGAAATCCTTCCAAGATTTAATCCAGATGCTCAGCCAGAAAACACAGTCCTAGTTAGAATGACTAGAGAAAACTACAGGTACGACGTTATTGGATTCACATTCACAAAAGAGCATCCTTTCATTGCGATGACAGAAGAAAATGCTCAAGAAATTTTTGATAAGGAGGAGGGCTTCAGATTAGCAACTCCAAAGGAAGTTCAGGAGTATTACAACTAATCTAAGCTTGTAAAATGGCAGAGATATATGTAAACAGCAATTCGCCAGTCAGAACAAAGATCTATTGGCAGGGGGAATTGGTATCCCCATCAGGAAGCGTTACAGCAAAAGTATACGATGTTACACAAAGTATAACTAGTAACGTTAATCCTAATACCATTTTAATCACATTGACCGCTACAGCGGTTGAGACAGATGCTGGAACATATCAAGTAATCTTGCCATTTTCCTACACAGCAAATCCTAGAAAGCTAAAGCTTGTCTGGGAGTATGTTGTATCCCCTGGATCGACTGGAACCCATACAACGTATTTAAATGTTATTACCCCATACATCTCTATCAATGAACAGATAGACGATTTGAACTTTGGGTCGGACCCAAGCGATCCAAATTATAAGACGTATGGAGATCTTCAATCTGCAGAAAGATATGCAAGAAAGATAATTGAAGATTACACAGGGCAAGACTTTTATCTATACACAGATAATCAAGTTATTTACGGTGATGAATCAGATACGCTTCCCCTTTCATCTAAGTTAAATAAGATCTATCAGTTGTATTCTAATGATATATTGCTTGTCAATAATCTTGTAAACCCTCCTGTAAACAATTGGCTATATGATCCAGTTGTTTCAGAGAGTGGTTTTGCTATAAGAGTTAATAGAACAAACCTGCTAGATAACGCAGTATATGTTGCAAATGGACTAGTGCCTCCAACAATTAACGACACGTTTAATGGAGTGTTCTCAAAGAATGTCCAGTATAAAGTGGTTGGAGAATTTGGCTGGGAAACCGTGCCAGATGCAGTACAACTTGCAACAATAGAATTAATGAAAGACTACTTCTCTAAGGATAAGACCTGGAGAAATAAGTACATTAAATCAATTAAGACATTCGACTGGAGTTTTGAGTATAATAGCTCGGCATCATCAGGAACAGGGAATCTGTACGTAGACCAGCTTCTAACACCTTATGTAATTACTCAAATGGTTCTTATCTAATGTACAGCATTGTTGATTCAGTCCTGCCTATGCTTATGGACGTATATAAGCAATTTGATACACAAGACGAGTCAACAGGCGCATTTAAAAAAGAGTGGCAGTTTAATAGAACAGTAGCTTGCCATGCAAAAGGAATAATTAGCAACTCAGCATCTACCCGATCTGGAGACAAACAAGTTTTTTCTAACAAGTATCTTAATGATCAAGTTTTGCAAATAAGAACTGCCACCAAGCTTACATTTAGAGAAAAGATTACCAACATCAGAACCGCAGATGGGACAATAATTTGGGAAGAAGTAGATTTTCCAAATAACACCCCTACAGTATTTGAGGTAATGGGAGTCACACCAATGACCGAACCACTGGGCGGAATTGTTGGATACAACACAACCGTCAAGAGATCGGAGAGTCAGGTAATTGGACAATAGCGTAGCCTTAATACAAGCATCTAGCGGACTAGAAAGATTAATGGCAGGTTCAGTTCCAGGTGTTATAACCGATAGCACGGTAGCACAAATATCTGCATTCTTATATTATGAAGCAAGCGTACTATCTAAACTAACTCGAAATGCAGAATTTGCAAGCCTATTTAAAAAAACTATCTTTAATCAAATAGACAAAGACTTTGGTCAATATATAGATGCTCAAGCAAGAAGCAAGCCAAAATCACTTCATCATGTTTATGAATGGAATAAAGTTGGAAGCCCAGCACATAGACTGTTTAATCTAACATTAGTTGATCAACCAGGATTATCTTTTAGAATATCTAGAGATTTTAAACTATCCAAGTCTTCTGTACCATCAAAAAATAAAAAACAAAAGAAAAAGTATGTGTTTGCAAACAAAGCATCTGTAATCGAAGCTGGAATGCCCGTAGTAATTCGCCCAAGGTCAGCAGAGCGCTTAGTATTTGAATTAGATGGTAGAACAGTCTTTATGCCTAAAGGCTCCTCTGTAGTCGTTAAAAGGCCTGGAGGCACTGCTGCTACAAATCAATTTTCTCTTTCATATGGAAGATTCTTTGGTGGGCAACTAGTAAATTCTTCTATCAAAGCATCGGGATTTCAGAGGATATTTAATTCAGCAATGTCAAAAGCTCTTGCTGTCCCTATTAATATTAGAAAAGTGCAATATAGCTTTAGTGCTGGTAAAATAAGAATGCAGGCTGACTCAGCCTTGAGAGCATCATTTGGAGGAGCACTATGACCGTAGATTATAAAATAGACGCAATGTTTGAGCTCCGCAAATTCCTATGGAAAGAATTAAAGTTGGCGGGAATGTTCAATGAGAACGACTACTATTCAGATAACCTAGGAAGAGAAGTCCTACCAATTATCCCAGTTCAGCAATTGCCAGAAATGGATCAGTTCCTTAGCGGCAAGAAGCATATTGTCTATGACAAGATTGGTTTATCCTATGAAGAGAATTGGATGATTTGCTGCGAGAAGGTCCTATTTACAATTTACTCAACAAACATCACAGAGATATATGAGATAAGAAATCTACTCATGGACCTATTTAGGAGAATGGATGAGTCTGCCCAAGACGTAAATTCATCAATTACTACCAATAAATTAATCTTCCACAGCATATATGTCCAGGAGACAACCCCTATTGATCCTTCTCAGGAGCTTCAGGGGTTCCTATCGACAGACGTAATACTAGAAGTCAAATACTCAAGAGTCACAAACGGCGTAGGAAGATTTGCATAGTTGCTTTTAAACCCTATTTCCAGTAAAATTAGGTAAGAGGAAATGAGCCTAGCCAGCTTGATCTAAAGTAAGTCAATATATATATATTTATTTAATGGAGGTTTTACAACATGGCACAAAACACAGGTAATGCTAGAAACATTCTTGTTGGAGCGTCTCCGCTATTCTTGTCAGTAGAAGATTCTACTACATCAGGATACGTAGAGAACTTGGTACCAGGAACTGCAGTAACAGGAGCAGTTGGTCGTATTACATACAACCCATCATACGGTTCAGTAACAGTAGATCAGCTTCTTGATACAGCTAAGCTGTTCAAGGAGACAATGGAAGTTATGATTGCAACAGAAATGGCAGAAGGAACTCTTGAGAACGTTCTTGCCGTATTTGGTCAGTCACAAGCAACTCTTACTGAGTCAGGTAAGAAGCTAGGACTTGCAGCAGGTGCACTAGGAGAAGCTCCAGTTGAGCGTCAGCTAGTTGCAATTGGACAGGCTCCAACAACTGCAGCATCATCAAAGACAGAGCGTGTATATTATGCACGTCGTGTTCTTTCTGTACAACAGTCACAGTTCTCTTTGGCTCGTAACGCAGCATCAACATTCCCAGTAACATTCCGTTTGCTTCCATCAGGAGCAGCAGGAGATGCAGGCGCAGAATACGGTACAATCGTAGACCGCACCTGGCTATAATTAATATTAATTAATTAATAAAAGCCCCTCAAGAAATTGAGGGGTTTTTTATTGCCCTTATATAGTCAATATGATACAATAATTAAGACTAGATCCTAGGAGGATTAAATGGCAACAACAGTATACGATGTTGAAGAAATTCAGCTACAAAATGGCGCAACAGTTAAGCTTAAGCCTTTAACAATTAAAGAGCTTCGCAAGTTTATGAAGGTCATTGCAAAGACACAAGAAGTAACATCAGAAGACGAAACGCTCACCATTCTTATCGAAGCATGTGCGGTAGCCCTAGAAAAGCAACTGCCTGAATTGGTTAAGGACAAAGACGCATTTGAAGACACACTTGACGTACCAACCATCAACCGCATCCTTGAAATTTGCGGAGGGATTAAGATGGACGACCCAAACCTACTAGCGGCAGCAGTACTGGCTGGACAGAACTAGATCTAGCCGCTTTAGAAGGGGAAGTATTTCTTTTAGGTAATTGGAAAAATTACGAAGAACTAGAAGATAATCTTTCAATGCCAGAGATGGTCCAGACATTTAAATCAATGCAAAAAACTGAATCGGAAAAAAGAAAGTTCTTGGCTTCAATTCAGGGTATTGAGTTAAATGATAATAGCAGTAATAATGAGGAGGGATCTTCCTTCGAAGATGTCAAACGTAGGGCACTTGGAATAAATGCGTCAGCAGATGACGTTGTTTCACTTCAAGGCTCTTTTGCAACAGATGCAGGATTTGGTATTGGAGCAGGATTAGGATACTCAGTAGAGTAACATATACATATGGCAGATAATTTAATCACGACCCATATTACGGCCAACGCAGACTTTACGGGCTTAAGATCCCAGCTTGCTGCGACTACTGCCCAACTCGTAAAATTACAAGAAACTACGGCGGGAACTAACGCCAAGCTTGCTAATCAAATTGCTGTAATGAATAAGTCCTTCGCAGAAACTATGCGATCAACGGGACAGTTTTCATCACACTTTGTATCGCTTACTTCAGATGTAGAAAAGTTTGGAAGAAACCTAGACAGAGGTAGACTCAAGCTAGGAGAATATTACAACGCCTGGAGCGGGCATACAAAGAAAACAAGCAACTTAATTAGAGATTTAGCTAAGCAGCAAGTTATGCTTCAGAATGCTATTGTTCAACCAGTTGGTAAAAATGCACAGGGTTTAATGCAGTACAACGTAATGGTTGCAAAAGGCCTAGACGAAGTAAAGAATAAGACAGCAATTGCAAGACAAGAGCTAGCCATTATGAATAAGGTTATGCTTGACGGATCTAATCAGCTTATCAACTGGGGTAAGAATACTCAGTGGGCTGGTCGTCAGCTAACAGTAGGATTAACTGTACCACTTGCAGCATTCGGTATGGCTGCTCAAAAAGCATTTAGAGCCGCAGATGAAGAGTTGGTCAGACTAACAAAGGTTTATGGAGGATTGACGGCAGTATCTTCTGCAGAGTTAGCTAAGGTTAGAAAAGATGTTTCAGAAACTGCAAGAGAAATTGCGGGATCTTACGGTATTGCTTTTAAAGACACCATTGCCTTAGCTGCGGATTTAGCTGCAACAGGACAAGAAGGAGCAGATCTTTTAAAAACAACACAAGAAACATCAAGGCTTGCAGTGCTTGGAGAAATTGATAGACAAGAAGCAATGAAAGCAACTCTTGCAATTCAAAATGCTTTTAAACAAAATACTCAAGAGTTATCGGAATCAATTAACTTCCTTAACGCAGTTGAAAACCAAACCTCAACCAGCCTTGCAGATCTAGTTGAAGCAATTCCAAAAGCAGGTCCAGTAGTAAAATCTTTAGGCGGAGATGTTCAAGATTTAGCACTATATTTGACAGCTATGAAAGAGGGTGGAGTAAATGCATCTGAAGGCGCAAATGCAATAAAGTCCTCTCTAGCATCTCTTATTAACCCAACAAAGGTTGCTAAAGAAATGTTTATGGGATTTGGAATTGATTTAGACAGGATTGTGTCATCTAATGCAGGTAATTTAACTGAAACAATTGTAGATCTTCAAACAGCCCTAGATACGTTAGACCCTTTAAGTAAATCAAGAGCAATAGAGCAGCTATTTGGCAAATTCCAATATGCAAGACTTTCAGCACTTTTTGAAAATTTAGGTAAAGAAGGATCTCAAACTGTACAGGTTATGGAGTTAATGGGAGCCAGCACGGCAGAGCTAGCGGGTATTGCTGAACGAGAATTAGGGATGATAACCGAGTCAGCTTCTGGAAAATTTAAAAGAGCCCTTGCATCAGTTCAAGCAGATCTTGCAGGAGTAGGCGAACAATTTTTAAAGATTAGCACAAAGGTATTAGAAGTAGTAGATGGAATAATTAAATTCTTCCAAGGACTTCCAGGGCCAGTTAAAACATTCTTAAATGCACTAGGTGGCCTAACTGCATTTGCAGGACCACTCATCATGTTAACTGGTGTTATGGCCAACTTTATAGGATATGTTACAAAAGGAATATTCTCTTTAAGACAGATGATGTCAGGGGGACAAGGATTTAAACTCCTTACTCCAGAAATATTAGCAGCTGATGCTGCAGCAAAAGGATTAAGTACAACATTTTACAGTGACGCAGAAGCAACTGTTGTTTTAACAAATGCCGTCAACACACTTGCTGCATCTTTTGATAGTCTTGAACTAAAAGCAAACGCTGCTAAAGTTGCAGTACAGCCAGGGATTAGTACAATTGCTGGTAGTGTAATTGCTGCAGGAAATCCAGGCGGAAGAATGGTTGATAAAACTAATCCATTAATTGGAGAGCCATATTCAAGAGATATGTCTCACATGATTCCATCTGGAAGTCCTCAAATGGGAACTATATTTGGTACAGTTCCAGGAGCGGGTCCAGTAAACGTTAGAATTGGAAAAAATCCTCAAGCCTACATGAATCAAGACTTGCCAAAGATCCCTGGGGTAACTTCAGTAAACGGAATTTCTACGGGAATTGTTTCTCAAGAAGCGGCTAAATGGCATGCAATGACAGCTGCAATTGCAATGCAGTCAGATGCAGAAATAAAATTATTAAAAGCAGAAGTACAAGCAACAGGAACAGTAACTGCCAGCTTGTCAGATTCATATCAAGCTCTCCTGCCAGAGTTTAGTGAAATTACAGAATTAGCAGCACAGGAAACTGCATTAATTGTTAAGCAACTTCAACAAAGTAAAATAACAGCAGATGAAGCAAGATTAAAAGTAATTCAATTAAATGCAACAGTTGAAGCAATGCTTGCTGAAACAGCTCAAAAGATAGCAGCTGGGCAAGGAAGAGTTGTAAACTTAACAACAGTTCCATTAACAACACAGCCTGTTGTTGACCCAGTAACTGGTAAATCAAATATGAAAGAAATGTTCCATAAGGGAACAACAAAAGATATAGTAGATAAAATTGCAAGATCCTTGGGTGGAGTAAAGACATCGGGCGCAGGGTATAACATTCAAACAACAAAACCTAAGTTTGCAAAGGGTGGTATTGTTCCAGGAACTGGAAACACTGACACATACCACACAACTGCAGAGCCAGGCGCATTTGTAATTAATAAAGCTTCAACAGAAAGAAATATGCCAATCATTGAAAATCTTCTAGGTGGAAGACCTGTATTTAGAAATGATGGAGGGCAGGTTCCTGTAGTTCTCACACCTGGAGAAGCGGTTATTCCAGAAGAAATTGCCAGCAAGGATCCAGGCTTAATGTTGCAGTTAAACGGAGGCCCAGGAAATACATCTGGAACGAGAAGACATACTGGTGGACCTGCTGGTCATCCACACCCTCACAGAAAGCCTATGACAGAAGCTCAATATAAAAGAGCTATTAAGATGTATTATGATTTTATTAACAATCCAAACTATGAACAAAATGTTCGTGCAAGATTTATCCTGTTAGATGCTTCAGAGTATTTAGGGGTTGCACCAGAAATTGGAACTAAAAAGGCAATTGAAATTGCATCTGCTAATTTTGATGCAGCTAAAGATTTAAATGGTTCCCCAGAAGATTGGGTTAAAACTAGAACAAAGCAACTTGAAGATTTTGATAATCAGTATGTTAAGGGAGACAGAAAGCTAATAAAAACTGGCAGACAGGCTACTGCTGCAGGTTTAACTGCTGACAACTCTTTAAATAGATATATGAACAGAGTTAGAGCAGCAATGCTAGCCAATCCAGCATTTTTAGATGCTCATGAAGATTTAAAATCAATTCCTAAAGCAACGGGCAAACTAAAAACTGGTCCAGGCGGAAGATTAGTTGAAAGCGTTAGAGGACACGCATTTAGAAGATCTTTAATAGCAAAATTAGGTGGAGTTGGATCAAGAGGCTTTGCAGGGTTTGCAGCAGTTATGCCTACAGCGTTTAACGATATAGCCGCAAAACTTCAAGGCAAAAATTTTCAGCCTGACGTTATTCATTTAACTCAAGCAGGAGCAATAAAAGATTTTGAAGGAATGGTAAAGAAAACTGGAGTACCTGGAACCGTAGACGATATAGTAAAAGCAGCTCAACACGATACAAGATTCGTAGCTGCAACCTCTGCGCCAAGGGGTCCAGCACCTACAGTAAAACAAAAAGATATTTTTAGAATGTTCTTACAATCAATTATTGCAGGAAAATCTTGGGTTCCAGTTCGTGGAAAACTTTCTCTTGCTGGATCGGTTAAGTTAAATAAAGGCGGTACGGTCCCTGGCAAGTTTGCACAAAGATTATTTGGCGGTGGAAGATTATTCTTAGGAATGCCTAAATCTATTAAACAGGTAGACGCTCAAAGAGCAGCAAAAATTGCAATGGAAAAAGCCAGTCAAGCAGTTGATAACTCTAGATTTAGCAAATCCCCAGTAACTAATTATGATGAACTTCTAGAGCCAACATCTGGAAGAAGTTTCCCTGTTGCTGGAATTGGTGGCATTTACAATAAGGGTGGAGATAAAGTTTTTGTTAAGCCAGTTCTAGATGAGAAAGCAGCTCTTGCTGAAATAAGAGCAACTGAAATTGCTCGTGATGTACATGGATTACAAACACCTAATCAAAGAGTTGTTGTTATGAGAGACCCTACAGACCCAACGGGTAAAAGAAAATTACTTGCTCTTGAATCCAAATATAATCCTGCTATAGCCAATCAGGATGGCAAGTTTACAGAAGATCAGTATTTTAGACAACTAGTCGCATCAGCATTACGTGGAGATAAAGATCTAGGAAGGGGCAATCTTTCTGGAAACATTCTTGCAGATGTTGGACCAGCTGGAGTATTTGCAACAGCGTCAGGGCCAAGAGATTACTCTGCAACTATACCTTCATTTAAGCATCAAGCATTAATTAATTTAATGGGTGTAAAAGGAAGCGGAGCCAAGAAATTCTTTGCTGAGTCTACTTCAGACATTCCTATGGGCATGAATGCTGATCAATATAATAGTCGAATGCTTGAAGAAATTAATAGGGCTTTGCCTAAGCTAAAACAAACAGTAGGAAGATTTGATTTAAACTCAGAAGAAAAGGCTGTCTATAATGCAATGATTGCAAGATTGGACACTGCAAGAAGACAAACTTACCAAGATCTTCACGGAGTTCATTCCTCATTAAATATAGCACCAGAAAAAACAATGACTCCAGCAGCTCTTGCTAAGATGATTGCTGCTGATGAATTAAAACGCAGACAAAAAGGCGCAGCAGTAAGTCTTTCTGATAATGACTTTAAGACTGAAGCAAATGGATTTAATATTGGCGGAATGATCGGTAATGTTCTTAAGGGTAAAGCAATGCATAGAATTGGTGCAGGCTTTGGCCCAACAGGCGCCCCTAAGCCAAGTATGTATGAGTCAGCCCCATGGGGAGTTAACTCTTTATCAATTGATATGGCTAATAAACTGTTTGCAAATACAGGATTAAGAAAGCATACTCAAAAATTATTCTATGATAAGTTTGCAGCAGCGTTAGCAAAAGAAAAGCCTTACGGATATGTTAAAGATGCAAAAGGGTCTTTAAAGAATGCGCTTGAGCCAGATGTATTAGATTCTGTTATTAGATCTGCTGCATCAGATATGATAGGAGATCGAGCAGTTTTAAGTCAGTTGTCTCCTATTGATAAAGATATTTTAAGAAAGAAGTATTTGAACTGGGATTCTAAAAAAGATACCCCAATGACAGAAGCATTAAAGAAGTTAATATTTGAAATCCAGCCAAGAGAAATGGGCGGCCCAGTAAACTCTGGTAAGCCGTATCTTGTCGGAGAAAAGGGACCAGAAATATTTGTTCCAAGAAATGCTGGAGGCATTGTTCCTAATCAAGCACCTATTCCTCAAGGATACGTAAAAGGAGGGAGCATAGCAATGCTTGGAGCATCTTTGGCCCCAATGCTTATTTCTAGCAAAATTGCCAATCCTTTACTTCAAACAATAATGCAAACATTGTCATTTATTTTGCCTCAGATGATAATGACAGCAATGATACAAACACAAAATGAAGGAGGAAAAGGCAGAGTCGGTGGCCTTATGTCTAAGATTCCAGCTTCTGCAAAAACCCCTATCTTCTCTACATCAAGAGGGACAAGAGTTGGCCCCACAAAAATTGGAGAAGACGCTTTGGGCAACGCCGTATATGGTGACAAGGGCGGAAGAATGCTTAACAGATATGGTGCAGCTCTTCAAAATTCTGCTAAAAACGGAAATGCATTAACAAAAACTTTAGCAAGAATTGGAATGGGTCTTACAAGATTAAATGTAGGACTTGCTGTAGCAACAGGTGCTTTTATTCTTATCAACAAGAGAATAAAGGATCACAACGAACATTTAAGAGTTGGGGTAACCCAGTACGGATTTACAGAAGAGGCTGCTAAAAAAGCAGGACTTAGGTTTACTGATTATAACTCAAAACTTGCAGATACAGTTAAAAACATAGAAGCAATACGAGAAAGAAATCAGTTACTTTACGAAAGCATGCAAGATGCTGGCATGCCTATATCTATGACAATTGAAGAGTATAAGAAGCTTAAAAAAGAAGTTACTGAAGTTTATACTGATCAGATTAAATTAATTAATCAGTCAAAAGAATCAGAACTTCCACAAGTAGCAATAGATATAAAGACTGCCCTGATGGCCGCTGGCTTATCAGCAGATGAGGCAAGCAAAAAAATATTTGCAATGTTTAAAATGTCAGACCAAGCAGAAAAGGCTGGAGCCTTTACTGTAGGAAATCGTGCGTTTAGAAATATTAAAACAGGACAAGATGCAGCAGAGTCTGCAATTAATAGTTATGCTACGGCTTCAACACAAAATGGGCGTGAGGGTGCACAAGCTGTTAACACAGGTCTAACCGCTATAGATGCAGGAATTATTGACATGATTGAAAAAAGCAAGAAGGCTGCAAAAGAAGATAAGACAGGTAATACAAAAGTATTAACACAATATCAAGCACAAGAAGAAATGCTTAGGAAACTAAATAAACTAGAGTCTTCTAGAACTACTTTAAGCGCATCTACTAGAGCTGAAATGATTAAGCAAAATCCAGAGCTTAAAAAGATTATTAACCCGCTAGATACCGTTGTTAGCCTTTTTGAAAAAATGAATCTTGCGGCAAAAGGATTTACAGGAGACCTTTCAAAGTTAGGCGCAGAAGCCGTCAGCACACTTTCAAGAGTAGCTGATGCAACCTCTCAAGCAATAACCTCAGCAAACAAAATAGGATTTTTAAAAGAAAACTATGCATTGCTAGGAAAGCTAACAGCTCAGCAAAAGGTTTTAGAAAATGCAGCAAAAGGACAAACTGCTAGACAACAAATCAATACTAGAGAGCAGCTGAAAGGCTTACAAAAGCAGATAGATGCTAACAACAAGCTTGCAGAGTCAAGACTAAAAGCACTTGACGCCGCAAAGCAAGAGGGAGACATTGCAAGACAAATTGCAAAAGCACAAGCAGCATACGAAGCTGCCCTAGCTACGGGAAACACCGCAGCCGCACAGCAAGCAAGTTTAGACATTCAAGGTCTGCAATCAGATCAGCAATACAACTCTCAAAAGAAAGCAATTGAAGATGCACTTAAGCTAGCTAATGCTCCTCTTGAAGCTAAAATAAAATTAATTAATGATGGCCAACAGAAGCTTAGCGACAATGCCGCAATTGCTGCTGGTGAACTAGATAAACTAAATAAAAAAATTGCTACAGAAAGACAAAAGATTGATGATGTTAATCAAGCAATGACCACCTTAGCGCTTAATGCAATTGCCGCAGGTAAAGAGCTTAAGGATTATATAAAAACTGGAACAGAAGAAAATCCTAACGCTGGAAGACAAGACGCAGCAGCGGTACTTGGAACATCTAATGTAGCAGTTCCAGGAACTGCTGTTAAGCCTCCTTTGCAGCTAAAAAGATCTCCAAGGGTAGAAGGAACTAGCGTAGCTGATCAGGCACTTTCATTGATGGGCGGAGTAACTGGAGCAGTAGAAAAGGGATTAGCAGCAAACGGACTTAAGATTACATCTATGGCTGGGGATGTTATTATTAACGGCAAGAAGCTAGATATGGATTCATCAAAAACCACAGCTAAGATTAACTCTGTTCCTAGAACAATACCGCAGGGTTCGGGTACATACTCGGGCTCTACTTTTGTTCATCCGTCTACATTATCTGCAGCGGGAGCAACACAAATATCAGGCACTTCATCAAATGGAAGACCTAGTGCTACTTGGATTGGCGTTGAGTTTTTAGACAAAGATGGTAAAAAATGGAAGGTTGTAGGAGATGCGGGTGGAGCAGGTCTTAGTGTTAAGCCAGTAAAAGCTGGATACGGAACAATGAAGCTTAATCCAAAGGTTCCTACAATTGTTGGAGACCGTGGGCCAGAAATGGCATTCGGCGGAATGATTATTCCTAACATGGCTAAGGTCCCGTATGCTTCTCCTAGATATGATGTAAAGCAAGCGGAAAAAATGTTTGAGCCAATGAAGAGTTCGGGCGGCGGACAAGGAGTAATAAATTACACCCAAGTAATTAATGCTTCCCCAGGAATGAATGAGGATCAATTAATAACAAAGGCTAAAATTGCCGCCTATGAATTTTTGCAGTCAAGTATAAAAAGTAATGCTAAAATGGTAGGAACGCCAATGAATGTGAGTATTAAAAGAACATGAGCTACCCAATGACACTACCAGTAGGATCTTTGCTGTATTTTGATACAGGAACGGACCTAGTAACTCCAACATGGACAAAGGTATCTGAGCACAATAGATCAAGTGCTTCTTTAGAAATAGAAAGAATAGAGAAGACACAGAGAATGTCTAACGGGTCCCTTAGAAAAATTTGGATTGCAGACAAAAAATTATTTAGCGCAAACTGGAGCATGCTCCCAACCTATAATACAATGACGGTAGATGGAGGCATGGGTGCTTCAGAAATTCAATCTTTTTATTTAAATAAAGGCAAGGGAGCATTTAAGGTAAAAATATCTTACAACGGAGTGTCAGCTAGAGATGAAATTATTTCAATGGTATTTACTTCATGTAGTTTTACAGTTATAAAAAGAAACGTTAAGTCTTCTTCAGCCTCCGTCCCTCAAGAGTTTTGGGATGTTTCTCTCTCTCTAGAAGAGGTATAATGATACAGGTATCTTCAAATACTACGAATGCCCTAAATAAGGCCGTAAACGTATCTGTGACCAACGGGTGTCACATTGAGTATAATATGAACGACTTGATATCAGGAGTGTCTGTAACGGCCCCAGAAGGCGTTATAACGGCAACCCTTACCGCTCCAGCCTCTCAAGGTGGGTATCAGTATAAGCCTTTTGAAAAGTTATTTCCAATTAAAAGTATTATTGACCCAAGGCGACCAAAGGTAGCGGGAATTCAATATATGATTGTATCGGATCCAAGCCTGAGCACAACCCTTGCCGCTAGCGGATCAGCAAGTGCAAAAACTTATGCATCAGCAAAAGAATTAAATAGAAGGTTGTATTTTTCTGGAATAAAGACAGCCTATAAATATTGGGTAACCCCTAAAGCTGCAGGAACAATTTTATCTAACTGTATATTATCAGTGTCCTACCCAGCAGTTAAAACTGCTGCTACAAATAAAATTGTTGTTAAATTTGAAACATCACACTCCAAGCCTACGTCTTGGACGGTTAAGATGCTTGACTTGTCTGGCTTAGAATCCCTAATATATACTGGCACAACTTGTCCAGACAACGGCATAGTAAATCTATACTACAACGGTTCTTCTTGGTCAGAAACAGAACCATCTACTATTTCTGAAGGGGTAAACCTAAGTGGACTAAAACTACAAATTAATACAATTAGTATTTCGGGCGGGTACCTAGGAGTCATTGAAGTATCTGCAAGGCTAGTAAAAGATGTAACTAGCATAGTTGAGTCATTTAATATATCTCAAAATTCATCAGATTCAATAAATGGGCTGGTCCCAGTTGGAGACGTTACAGCAAATTATTTAAGACTTAGTTTAAACGCATATGACAGGTCTTACGACAATTATGATAAAACTAATCCTTTTAATAAAAACAAATTAAGTCTATACGAAAATATTACAATTAAACCATACGTGGTGGTAGAATCAGAAAAAATTAATCTAGGAGTTTTCTATCTTGACTCATACGAGGTAGACGAATTTGGAGAAGTTTCTATAAATGCACTAGATGGTGCAAGAGAGCTTCAATATATTAAGCCTCCCGATATTGTAACAAAAGATATGGATTCAGTTGGATTTTCTAATTATAAGTTTAATTTAATAGAATCTGATACGTCTATTGTTGCCCCATATTATTGGTATACCGATCCTGAGAAAACAGTATGGGAGCATATACAAGATTTATGTAAAGACACACAAACTATTGCTGTTTTCGATAACAATGATGTTTTGCAATTTTATCCAAGAGGATACATATTCAATACAACAAAAACTCCAGACGCTTCTTTTAGATACAGCAACACATCAGATGGCAAGTTAGCAAATATAGCAGGGATATCTATTGAGAATGTTCCGTCAGTAAAAGCTATTAAAGTAACATACAGACCACAACTTACTTCTAACTACGACAGTGACGCAGACGACCTATACACATCTCCAGTAGTTACACTAGGAGCAGCAGCGCTAATGGCTGATCTGCCAAAGATTGCTACAGCAGAGACAGATGCACCTAATGGGGTAATTAAACTAAGACCAATAGAAATTTCAGGAGCTGCACAACAGTTGTATTCTTATGCTGGGTATTTAATTCTAGAAAAAGAAATAATTGAGTACGACGCCATTAGATTTGTTTATGAGCCATCATCTGGCAGCCCAGCTACAGCACATAAATGGATTAAAAATGAATCAGACATTCAGTCTAATCTAGGACTTGCAAAACCAAATACCTTTAAGCCTACTGGCGTGTATAGAATTAAACAAAGAAATGTTTTTAATGCAGTATTTGATGATGCAGATTTAAATCATAAAGTTAATACTGATTCTTTAAGGGCCGAGTGGTCGGGTAAAAAATGGAATTCAGAAACTGGAATATTTACTACTGACAACTCTGAGTCTTCTTTTACTTTAAAAGAAGTTTTAGTTAA